CCTACTGCCGTATGGGTAGCCAAAATGATTAGTAATTTATCTTATACATTTTTGGGTATGCCTAGAGAACTTGAATTTAAGTTTATGGAAAGTGGTCGTCAAGATTTAGAAAGTGTTGCACGCACTAGAGATATTGAACTTAAATCAGGCGGCATAACTATTAACGAATTGCGCTCACGCTCAGGTATGCCATTAGTAGAAGCACCAGAAGCAGATATGCCTATTATTGTCGCTGGAGCAGGTGCTTATTTTGTTACAGAAAACGGCATCAAATCATTTGATAGTGCTATTAACGGTTTAGGTGAAGATGGCATCACTCCTGATGAATTAACTATTGAAGAACAAAACGACACGCCCGAAATTGAACAACCCGATGAAGGGTTAAAAGCACAAACTGAATTAAAACAATTCTTGCGATTTGTAAAGAAATCACCAACAAGACCATTTAACTTTAAAGATGTCCCAGTAGTTTATGCAGAAGTGCTAAACAAATTCGTGGGTGAAAAGGATTACGATAGCGCACGCTGGTATGCCGAACGATATTTAGCGTAGGCACGCCATGAGAGGCGTATGGAAAAAAAGAAACGGAGCCAAAATCCGTTTAGCCGCTAGACGAGCAAAATTAATTCGTGATGGCATTAAGCAATCTATTGATATTGATGCCGTTATAAATGACTTTACCGCAATGGGTTTTACCAACACTATTACCACAGAAGAAGCACGCAGTTGGGCAAGGACACATATACGCCCTAATAGCGAAGCGTTAATGTTTGCTTTCCGTGTTATTTATTCAGAAGCATGGATACTAGGTGAAGATATTGGCATGAATGCGTTAGCCAAAGCAAAGATTAATAAAGCACCTACTAAACAACAATTACAAAGAGCAATAGGCATTAACTGGGATAATTGGAAGGCTGGTAATAGAGCCGCCGCCGCAATAGTTAGACCGCCTAGAGGTTTAAGCACATTGTTAGATAATCGTGGCATTGTTATACAAGGCTTAAATAGAACCAGTATTGACCGTTTAGGAACTGCGCTCGCTTATGCACTTCAAAACGGATTAACCCCTAAAGATGTAGATATTGAAGATATTATTGACGACCCAGAAAGAGCATTAACTATTACACAAACCGAAATGAGCCGTGCGGTTACTGCGGCATCTCGGCAACTTTACGAAGAAAGTGGTGTAGAGTTAGTGCAATGGCTTGTTGCTGACCCTTGTGATATATGTCAAGAGAACGCAGATGTTTCGCCTATCGGTATTGACGAAACATTTCCAAGTGGAGATACCGAACCACCTGCACACCCAAACTGCGTTTGTGATATTGCGCCTTATGTTGTAGATACTCGCAATATAGGCGAGGACGCATTATCATTAATACTCGGAGATGAGGAATAACAAATGGCAATTCAACACATTAATGCAACAACACAAACAGTAGCGACACCTCTTGTAACTATTAAGCAAGGTTTGCGCCAAATGACCGCAGTTCAAATTTATAATGGACATTCAGCCGCTATTTTTATTGGTGATAGCACTCTCACAACATCAGGCGCAACTATTGGTCGCACTATTGCTGCAAATGGAACATTTCAATTATGGTGTAATTCTGGTGATGTTATTTATGGTATTTCAGCCGCTGGTTCTGCTACTGGCGCAATAGTTATTACTTACTCGGCATAAGGAGAAACCAATGTCAATAAAAGATTTAGCATTTTCTTATTCAGAAATTATTAAGCAAGAAAAGCAAGAAGATGGCACATTACTTGTATATGGTAAGGCAACAGATGATGAGTTAGATATTGACCAACAAATTTGTGATGCTGGTTGGTTAGAAAAGGCTATGCCTGAGTGGTTTAAAACAGGTGGAAACATTAGAGAACAACATAGCAATATTGCCGCAGGAGTTGCTAAAGAATTAAATTCAACTTCCGATGGTCATTATATTTCTGCACTTGTTGTGGACCCAGTTAGTGTTAAGAAAGTAGAAACTGGAGTGCTAAAAGGATTTAGCATTGGCATTCGTGCGCCTCGTGTAGTGCGTGATGAGAAAGCCGTAAATGGTCGCATCATTGATGGACAAATTGTAGAAGTTTCGCTAGTAGATAGACCAGCAAATCCAAATGCTAAATTAATGCTTGCGAAATCAGATAATGCAAATAACTTAGTTCAAGTTGAGGAACTGGTTGAAACTATTGATGCTGAAACCGTCAAAGGAGATAATATGGAACAAGAAGTAGAACAAGATGCTAAAGCGGTTTCAGAGAAGCCGTCTAAAGAGGAATTATTAGAAAGACTTAAAGAAGCACATAAAATGTATAAAGAAGCAGAAGCCATGTGCAAAGAAATGGGTTGTTCAGATGATGAACTAAAAGCCCAATATGGCGAAAGTGCCGAAGAAGAAACTGCAGAAGGTTCAAAACCAGAAGCCGCTCAGGAAGAAGTTGAAGAAGCAGAAGGTAATAAATCTGCTGAACATAAATGTCTAGAGTGCGGTTGCGGTGATGTTTCTAATTCACACGGAAGTGCCGATGTATCTACTGCCGAAATGGTAAGCCCAACAGATACACCTAAAAGCACAATTACACCGTTGCCAACTATTGAAGAAATTGGCACAGTAATTGAAGAAGAAGATTCCAGTTCCGATGAGGACTTGGATAAGTCTGCTATAAGTAATGGCACATTAAATGCTATTATTGAAAAAGCCGTAAAGAGTGCAACTGCAACTGTTGTTAGCGAGATTGGTGCTTATCAAGAAGCAATCAATAAGTTAGAAACAGAGTTAGCAACGGCTAAAACAAAAGCAGTAGGAAGTGGACCAAAGCGTTCAGCAATTAAGCAACCAGAAATCGTGCAACTTAGCGATTTGCTTGCTAAAGCCGCTGAATATCGCCAGAAGTCAGCCGTAACCTCAGACAAAGATTTGGCTCGTGGTTACAAGGAATTGGCTCAAGATTTTGAAGCCAAAGCCTCAGCACTAACAATTAAATAAAACTCTTTACGAAAGGAACAAAATGGCTCTAAATGCCCCAAAGGCTACTGAACTATTTTCCGATGCAGGTTCTGCTAAAGAAGCAGCAACACGCATGGACGAATACTCAGCAGAATTTAATAAGTCTGTCGGTAATTCCGTAACAGACCCATCAGCAATTATGTCAATCAAGAACGGTTCAGCGACATTTGCAACAGCAAGTGGCAACGCAGTAGCACAACTTGAAAGCATGGTTTCTAACAAATCTCTTTCACCTGATGCAGTAGGCGCTCTAAACAACGCTCTAGCATCACAACGCATGGCGATGCAAGATATCCAAAAGGACATCACACTTACATCTCCACTTAGCACATCATTTGCTGCTTTTGACCTAGAAGCACCATCTAAACTGCTAACACCTCGCCCAACTCCACTACGCAACAAACTACCCCGTAAAAAAGGCGTAGGCACATCACACCGTGTAAAGCGTATTCTTGGTTACACAGGAACTGGAACTGGCGGAATTGGCAACACATGGCCCGGCATTACAGAAAGCACAACTACCGCTTTTGGTTCAATTAACTACGAGCGTGGTCCAAAGATTTCTTACAGTGCTGACGATTTAATCCTGCCTTACAACTCATACTCACTATCAGATAGCGTGTCATTTGACGCTAACTTCTCTGGTATGGGATATCAGGATTTGCGCCAACTATCTTCAACTTCAACACTTTATGCAACAATGTTGATGGAAGAAAGAATGCTTCTTATGGCTCGTGGAACTGCATCAGGATACTCTGGCGCACTTTCAGCACCAACAGTTACAACTGGTTCACCAGTAGCCGCTTCAGGACAAACTGCACTGGCTTCAGGAACATATTATGTTGCTGTAACTGCTGACGCTGGTATTTCTGGTTCAGGTTTTGGTGAGTCAATTGCTTCTGCAATCGGAACTGAAACAGTAGTAACAGGTGATGTTCTTACAGTTATCGTTTCAACACCCGTAGTTGGCGCACTTGGTTACAACATTTATGTTGGAACAACAACAGGTTTGGCTAACTTGAAGTATCAGGGCACACTCCGTGGAACTGGCACATTCACAATTCAAGGTGCTAACGCAACTGTTACAGGCAATAACGCCGCTTTCACAACCACAGGTGCTGCCGCATCACGGGCAACAGCAGATACATCTGCTTACGCAACTGGTTATGACGGTATTCTTCCAACAGTTCTTGGTCCAAATTCAGGTTACAACAATTCAATTAACGGCAACTTCTCAACATCAAACCCAGGCGTTGAATACCAAAATGTATTCTCACGCTTGTATGATGCAGTAAAGGCTGACCCAGATGAGATTTACCTAAACGGCGCAGACCGTAAGCAACTCTCAGATGCAATTAAAAATGGTTCAACTGCTAACTATCGTATTAATCTGGCACAAACAGATACAGGCGATTATGTTGGTGGCGCAACTATCGGTGGACTACACAACGAAATCACAGGTAAGTTAGTTCCGCTAACTGTTCACCCATGGTTACCACAAGGCGTAAGCCCAGTTGTGTCCTACACACTTCCAATTCCAGACACAGAAGTTTCAGATGTATGGAGCAACTTTATGGTTCAGGATTACATGGGCATTCAATGGCCTGTAACTCAGTTCGCATATGAGTTCTCAACATACTTCCGTGGAACATTCTTCTGCACTGCTCCAGCATGGAACGGCGCAGTTTCAGGAATTGTAAACGCTTAGTTAATCCTTTGGAGAGTGGCACGGCATATAGCGGTTGTGCCACTCTCTATCTAAGGGAAGGGAAATAAAATGGCAAGATTAATAGCATCTGACGGCGGAGTTCGTGGCGTAGATGTAGCAACACCTAAAGGCACATATAAATATAATCCTGACCGCAAAGGGGTTATTAATGTTGATAATCCAAATCATGCACGACAAATGAAATCAGAAGGCTTTTTTGAAGCATCTTTAATGGGACCTACTCTTAATGAAAATCTTGGTTATACTTGTATGGAATGTGGCTTTGGTAGTTGGTTTTCTAAATGTAGTCGGTGTGGAACAGATAACTCTAAAACACTTAGAGATGGGGAATAATGACCGTTGGCTTAACCACTAACACTTTCTATGAAAGTCCTTACATTACTATTGCTGAATTTAAAAATGCGCCTACATCTATTGACTATAACAATTTAGTTATTGGCGGAAATGGTAATGCGCAAGATGCCGAATTAGAAAATGTAATTTATCGTGCATCTTCATTTATGAACGAATATTTAAATGCTAACTTAAATGCAATTGAGTATGTAGAAACTCAACGCACTAGATTTACAAATGAAGGTTTTGTAGCATTACACCCAAACAACACACCTGTTATTGCTTTATCAGATTTTCAATACGGAACTAATCCAAATAATTTAGTGGCATTAACAGATTGTTCTACATCTTGGTTTGAAGAACAACAAATTATTATTCCTTTAGCAAATGTAGCCACAAGTTATTCATCACAAGGACCTTTGGCATTTGGTGGATATGGAGTGCCACGCCAACAAATTTATTGCAAATATACTTATGTTGCTGGTTATGTAAATAATGGTATTGCAAGCGCAACCGTAGGTGCTACTTCTCTAACAGTTGCTAACGCAACAGGTATTTTAATTGGACAACGATTAAGAATTTATGATGGCGCAAGTAGCGAAAATGTAACAGTTGCCAGCACTTACACATATGGTTCTACAACCGTGCCATTAACCTCTGCGCTCGCTTATAGCCACACAATAGGTTCTTCTATAGGAAATATACCTAACACCATCAAACAGGCTTGTATCCTTATCACAACCGCTTTTTTGAAGGCTCGTGGTGATAGTTCTATGACTATGCAGATTACAACCGCCCCAGCAGGCACATCTGACGGCGCAAGTCGCTATGGAACAGATATAAAACTCGCCCTTGAAATGCTAGACAACTTCCGCAGGATACGCTAATGGCAGGTCGTGTCGGGGTTCGGCAAACTCTTTACACCTTTTTAGCAAACCCACCCATTACTGGTTTAAATGTAATTCACACATCTTTCCCAAAGCGTATTCAATTTCAAGAAAATGCTCAGCCCGGACAATTAAGCCGTGCACAAGCAGTTATATTTATTCAATCAGAAAATGAAACACGCTTGGCTATTGGTGGGGCTACTAACGGTTGGAAGCGCATAGATTACAATGTAATTGTTCAAATATTTCACCACTCTTTACAACGAAATGCGCAAGATGCTATGGCAGATTTTGATACACTAGTTGATGCTATTAAGACAAGATTGCGTTCTGACCATAACTTTGGTGATACCACAGGCATTTTGGTTTGGCAAGGCGCAGAACCTATAATTAATGGCACATACGGAGAACCTTCAACTACTAATGACGGTGCGACAGAAACTTTTGCCGAACTGCAGTTTGATGTTACCGAGATGATACAAGCATAGGAGAAACATGAAATATAAATATATAGGAACAGATGAGCGTGTGTTCCCTTCGCTTGGAGTTGTAGTCAATTCTGGCGATGAATTTGACGCCCCAGAAAACTTTAGTGCCGTTGATGTTGTCGCATCTAATAGTGCTAAATCATTTACCAAACCAACAACAACAGACATAAAGCAGGAGAGTGAATAATGCCAATACAAGCATCTAGTCGTTCCTATGTGGGTATCGCTAAAGAAGCCACAAAAGGAACAGCAGTAGCACCAACAGATTTTATCCCAGTAGCCAAAGACAGTTTAAAACCTGCCGATATTGTGGACCCACTTTACGATACAGGGTTGCGTGGCTCGAATGTAATGAACTATGCGTATATTCAAGGACGCACTCGTTCAACATTTGATTTTGGTGGAGCAGTATTTGCTGACACCATTGGTTATCCAATTGCTGGTCTTATGGGTTCAGTAGCAACTACTGGCGCATCAGCACCATTTACACACACAATTTCATTAAAGAACTCATTAACATCTAGCACAGAAACTCAACCAATTTCTTACACTCTTACTGATTTTTATGCAGTAGCAGTTCGTCAATTTCCTGGTTGCCAATTCTCTGACTTTTCCTTGAAGTTTAATGCTGATGGTATGTTAGAGATGGATACCAAATCAACAGGTTGGGCAAGTGCCACAACAACTGACCCAACGCCTACATTTAGCACAGTTTTGCCAACACCAGTTTGGCGTGGAACTGTAACTATTGGTGGTAATACCATCACTACTGCTATGGAAGGTAATATTGATATGAAGCGTGCGGTTACTCCTATTTATGGAATTAGCAACACACAAAACCCATATCAGGTATTTCTTGGCGCATTAGAAGTAACAGGCTCAATTAAGTTTGTTATGGACGCCGATACACAACTTACAAACTTCCTAAACAATACACAACCAGCCATTACTCTTAACTGGGCATATGGCGCTGGTGCAACTGCAGTTCAAATTCAAGCCACAATTAGTAAGGGCGCATACACAACCGCCGTTATTGACCGTGGTGATGATTTTGTAACTGTAACAATAGAACTTAATGGACAAGGTAACACTACCGATGCTGGTTCAACAGGCGGTTATGCTCCTATCAAGTGGGTTCTACAAAACGCAAAGGCTTCTGGAACTTACGCATAAGTTTCAGAACAAGAAGTGCTAGGGGGCGCAGGTCGTAGCAGTCGCCTTCCTCTGCTCCCAGCCCCCTAGCACCTTATAATGGAAGGCACAACCAAACCGATTGGAAGGAAATAAAGATGGCAAGCAAGACAATCAAATTACCTAGTGGTGCAGAAGTTGTATTACGGGACCCAAAAGAACTGCGTGTTAAAGACCGCAAAAAGATATTCCAAAATGCTGCTAAAGCCGAAGAAGGCATCATGCAAGCACTATCACTTACAGATGGATTAATTGCCGTTCTCATTGAGAGTTGGTCATTAGATTTAATGATTCCATCAGTTCGTATTAGTTCTATTGATGAACTTGAAATGGCTGATTATGATGCTTTAACAGAAGCAACTAAAGATGCACAAAAAGTATTATTCCCACAAACTGCTCAAACAGATGAAACGGAGAAAGATGCCGAAAGCCCTTTCGCAGACTCCAACGATTAAGGTGGCTACTTGAAGGTGGCGAACGGCACGAAGCGTTCACATATCCAGATGAAGAATGGTTTTATTATGTATGCGCAAGCGAATTTGGCTGGACACCTACGCAAGTAGATGAACAACCAGCAGGACTTGTTGATTGGGTAATTGCCATTTCTTCATTAATGAAAAAGGTTGAAAGTGATAACATCAAATCTGCGTCTAGTTAGAAACGCACTTGAAAAGGCTGGTAAAAGCCTTGACGATGGCGCACGCAACGCCCGTGATGAAATGATGACAACTTTAATTCAATTATCAAAAGAAGAAATACAAGGCAGACGACCTACTGGACAAAAGGCACAGGCTGGTTCTCCCCCAATGAACAGAACTGGCAATTTAAGGCGTTCTATTCGTGGAGAAAAATTTAGAACAGGTTTTGGTAAGTATGAAGCCATTGTCGGACCAACTATAATTTACGGTAGAGCGGTAGAATTAGGCGGTAATTGGTCACCACCATCTTGGCGTGGCACAACGGCAGAGAGAGGATTTCCATATATGGCACCAGCATTTAAAAAGTTTATGGTTATTGCTCCACGCATTGTTGCTAAACATCTTTCTGTGGGTGGTAGATAATGGCAGGCTTTCTTCCACCAGCAGTATTTGAAATTAAGGCTATTGCCGACCAAGCAATCGCTAAATTTAAAGATGTAAATAATGAACTTGAAAAGATGGAAGGTAAAACCGCTAAGGCTGGCGGTGGAGTTTCCGCATTAGATAAATCAAGCCGTATTGCTACTGGTGCTTTACTTGGTATGGGTGCGGCATTTGCTGGTTTTGCGGCATTAGGTATTAAAGAAGCAAATGAAAGCGAACAAGCACTTAATAAACTAGGTCAAACAATGTCAAATTTAGGCATTAACACCGAGGCTAATCGCTCACAAATTGAAAAACTTACAGATAGTTATGAGAAATTAGGTTTTGGTAATGAAGAAGCGGCAAGTGGTTTTAATAAACTTCTTGTTGCTACTGGAAACGTAACCGAAAGCCAAAATCTATTAGCACTATCAGCTGATTTTGCCCGTGTAAAGAACATGAGCCTTGAAGAAGCATCAGCAACTTTGGCAAGAGCGAGCGCAGGTAACGCTAAAGCATTTAAAGAAATGGGTATTACATTAGATAGCACTATACCTAAATCAGAAGCCGTTGCAAAAGCGATGGACGAATTACAAGGCAAAATTGGTGGGCAAGCGGTTAATGCCACTAAAACTTTTAAAGTTCAATTATTAATATTGAAAGAAGAAGTAG